TGTCCTCATCCTCTTATTGAGAGGTTTAAATAACTTTCTCATTGACCCTCGTATGACCTTGTTTATTGAATGGAGATAAACAATGTCAACTTTGCGTTTGAAGGACAAGTTTGCGGGCCACTGGTATCTCTGTGGTCTGCTATTTGATCAGCTGGGGTCTCAAATAGTGTCGACCACTGATAACTGGAACAGTCTGAAAGTGATTGCTTCAGGGTCGGCCCTATCGTTTGGTGTTGTTGCGATGCCGAATGTACCCCCACCTAATGCTCAGCCTTACCTGCCTCAAGTGGGTAAGGTTCGTGTCTTGGAGATCGAATGTGTGTTCTTTGACTCGATCCAAAATGGGTCACCTTTTATGACTTCGTCTTTGACGATTTCAGGTAGTACTGGTTCTTTGGCCTGGCCAAATTGGTCAGATCCTGCTCGAACCATTAATGCAAACATCACGACTAATCAGTCGGGTGTTGTTACTATCACGCCTGCTGCGGGATTAGTCCTAACGCAGTCCGTTAATTTGACTCAGGTGGGGTCCACGGCAGTGAACCCCGCGGTTGCGACTGTATTGAGTCTGAATCAGTCTCCTGTTGGCGCAAATGCATTTGTTGCCGGGACCGGTCAGGTGACGAATCTAACGTCATCACAAGGTGCTGGTACGTTGCCTTTGTATACTAGTTCTGGTCTGGTTTTAGGTGGTGCTGTTTATACAGCACCGGCCGTTAACCTGACTCTGACTGGTTTCGCCACATCGAGTGTTGTGACGGGTGGTGTGTTGGGTTCAGGGACGGTTACGCCGTCTGCTGCTACAACCCCGCTCGTCATTGGTTCATCGACTGCTACAGGGGTTATGACGGGTGCGAATTTGTCGGCCTCTAAAGTTGCTGTGTCTTTGTACAAGAGCAACTATAGTAAGGCCACAAATTCTTATACTGTTCATGACCCGCTCAATCTACCCATTGACGCTCTCTTCGATTACGAGGACCTCGTCATCGATTCTTATCTGCCCCCTATCGCACCTGTCGATGGTTATACTTCTCGAAAGTGGTCTGTGTCACTGAAGGAACCATTGACTTTGGTTGAGGGTGAGGCATTGATCGTGACGGTGTCTTTTGCTTCATTGTTGGGTGGTTTTCTACTCGTTACACCCTTCATTAGGGCCCTTATTGCTGATCTTGACTAGT